GTTGGCACCGTACAGGTTGGCACCGCACAGGTTGGCACCGCGCAGGTCGGCACGTGATCCGCTTTGTCGGAACGACTCAACCCACACCTTGTGCTCTGCGAGAATTTTATTCAGTGCTGAAATGTTCATTGCGCATCCTCCCCGGCTTTACCCTCGCGCAGCTGGCAGGCGAAGTGCAGAGCAAACTGACCTGCCCGGCGCGTAGCAGTTATCGCCTGGTTAATGACTGGCTCATTTGGTTCGGTTTTCATCATCTCTCCGTGACGTTTCTGGCAATGTGCAGCAAACATCTCCACCCCCTCAGCCCGCGCTTCGTTGCGCAGGGATTCGGGGTAGGCGTCTGTGGCTAGGGTTTCAGTATTTATCGCCGCTTCAAAAGCGTCTGATAACCCCTCCCAGTTCATGTATTTATCCTGAATGTTTAATACCGCAGCCTTCAGTAACGCATTCTCCGCAGCCAGCTGCTTAACTTGCGCTTCCAGTTCTTCGTATGTTGGTTTCATTGGTCACCGCCTTTCAGGGCCAGATGTTCGTTAATCAGTTCCTGCAGTTCCAGCATCGCCGCTCCGGTGATAAACAGGCCGTCTTCACCATCAACGGTGAGAGGTTTAGCTGTTGCTGCGATAGAAACTGCGCGACGGGCTTTAGTTGTGCTGATCTGTGGTGCGATCATGCTTTTGGTGACTTTCTTCTTACCGGCCGCGGCTGCTTTTGCCTGGTCCTGAGCCAACACTTTCCCGGCGTTCTCGCCGTGCTCTTTGGCACGGGAAAGTGCCACATCAACGGAAACAGCCCCAGCTTTAACAGCCTGCTGCACATCGTGATTAGCCACGCTGAGCGCTATCAGTTTTTCTACCCACGTAACCGATTTGTGGATCTCTTTCGCTATCTCTGACGGGGTCAGGTTAAAAGCAGCCAGATCACGAATGCCGTTAATCTGGTCGAGTGGTGACAGAGAGAGCTGGCTGGCGCTGGTGAAGATGCGCGCTTTCTGCTTCAGGTCGTTACCCACAAACGGCATGATATGAATTCGATCTACCGGCTTACCGGCATCACGGCAACGCTGATAAGCGCTGTGGCGGCGATGCCCTTCGACGATATAAACACCGCCTTCATCACGCGCTACTACTTCCAGCGGGGGAACGACGCCCCCATTCATGAGGTAATCGTACAATTCATCATTAGCCAGGCGCGTGCGCTCGTCGTCTTCACGGATATTGAAACCGTCACGAACGTGAATATCGTCCAGGCTGATAAACATGCCTGTGTCAGTGCGTTTGATAACGCCGGAGCGGGACATTAATTTGAATGAGTTAGCCATTCTTCACGGCCTCCACAAACTTCTTGCCGGATAGTGTCTGTATGTAGCTCACGTTTAGTTCTCCGTATTATTTGCGCTCTGCACAGCGCTGATTTTTGGTTGCAAGAGTCCCTCGCCAGATGGCGATAAAAAATTCAGGGCTCTTTACTAAGGGTCAGTGCCTGGCACTTAGTAAAAAGGGCGGTCGACAGAAAGGACTATCTAACTGGCGACCGCCAAGACTACACACAGCATCACGATCCAGTGATTAGGTTGTGGTGGCGAGAGCCCATCTCTCGCTCTAACTCCAATCGATTATTCAACATCGCTGAGTTATTGGCCGGGTATTAACCGATTTGTTCTTTCACCACAACTGGAAGCGCACTCCCGTTTTTTGTTTCACACCTGTCATCCACAACTGGTTTGAAGGAGTGCGCTTTCATGTTGTGTGCAGGGCTTGAACCTGCTCCCCCGTGTTTTTTAATCCACTCACGGGTGCTCTGGGATTGCTCGTCTTTCCGAGCCGCCAGCGGTCTACTTCCCGCCGTCACTGCCGTCGAGAGTGCTGGCAGCTCACTGACCTGATAACGCCCAGGATCAACTGGCGTCGGCACAACTGTTACACCTGTATTTCTCGCGCCTCAGTCACCGTCATGACTCTGCGGATTGCCCTGATTACCAGGCCACCAGTTAAGGGATGCGCCGCCACAACCCATCAATTCACCACAACGAAGAGAGCACTACCGCGTTTTGCCATTCCATCCTGGCTTTTGGTACTGCAATGGCTGCGAGATTATTTTTTGCATGCCAGCGCTCTCTTCATTGTGAGCCGTCTCTCCGGCTGTCACCCTTAACGTTTCATCCAGTTGCAGGCCTAAGCCACTTACCAGACGGACGTTACTCGAACTTCGTGTTGCGGGTTACACCTGTACTACGCGTCGAGTCCGCGCCCTGCAGTTAGCCTCTCATGCAGGGAAAGCTGTTTTAACGGCAGTAGGTTGCCAGCCAGACAGCTAAGACACATTGAAGAGAGCACTAAATGATGCTTCTAAACAGCTATCGGATGGGCATCACGTCCGCATTGCGGTTCGATGTGCTTATTCACAGATAGTGCTCTCATCGTTGCATCCTCGTCTCTTCCGAGGTGTCACACCTGATCGCCGCGCTGGTGGAGCGCTTGCCGTGCATACCGTTCACTGACTTGCACATTCCGGCCACCCTCTGAACCACGAAAAGCAAGGATTGCTCAGAGGACCGCTGCGACACATGTGCCATATGCCGTACTACTTCATTTCTGGAGACGATATTCAGTCATCCAGGTATTCGATGATGGTGAAGACAACCAGGGCCACAAACGCGACGACGACCATAACTGCCAGTGATTTCGTGAAAACGATTCCTAAGATCATCACCACCTCCCAAAACTGTTGTTTGCCTGTCTTTTCACCACATCAGGCTCGGTGGATCCTGCTATTCCCCAACAACAAGGATTCGGTTATTCTGCTTATCCCCAACAAATTAAAGGACTAAGCGTTATGTCATCAGCTCAAGAACAGGCAATTAACCAGCTGCGCGCCGACATCTCGAAACTTAAAAAGGATATCGAGATGGTTAATCAGAGACTCAACGACACTCAAAACGAACTTTTTGCAAATGTTTTGGTGCTAACTACATCCCTTCGAGTAATGGATGAGCAAACCAAATCACGTGCTCGCGAAGCATTTGCGTCTGTTATTGACGGCTATCAGGAAGCGCCTGAATATCTAAGTCATGCTTCAGACATAGCCGATTCCATCTTTTCAAAACGAAATTAGCAATCTCCTTCCCAATCTCAGTTAATTGCTCAGGGGTTGGCACTTCCGCCATCCCTCCTTTGCAACCACAAACTCGACATTCTGATTTCCGTAGTAGGCGCTTCGCCATATCCATCACCTCGTAATAACGTTTTGCGAATCATCCGGTCATTCATCCGCCACCGGCGGTACTTTCGTATAATTAGTGCCGGGATTTTTATCCACGCCCGGCGCGTGCTTCTCGTGTACCCCTACAGCGAGAAATCGGTTAAAATCCTTTCACCCCTACAATGAGTAAAGGATTTACGCCGATGAACAACAACTGGTGGCAGGAATTGCTACGTTTTTTCCTGCACAAACTCGACATTAACCGGGTTATCCACATGCTAATAATATTCATTGTTCTCGTTGTTCTAATCCCAGATTCCTTCAAGCAAGCTTTAGGATCGCATAATCCTGAGTTTCTACCTGCCTACGCTATTTATTATCTGGCGGTCTTCTGCCTTAGCTTTTTCCTTTCTGCTGTAACCAGCTTTACGACCCGGTCAGTGGGCGTGTTTTTTGTAAATCTCGCTTTGGGCCTGAAAATAAAGTCACTATCGGCCACTGAGAAAGAATGTCTGTCTGCTTTCTTGCAAAATGGGAAACACATTGTATATACAAGAAATCACAATCCTGTTATCGAACTACTGGTACACAAAAAAATTCTTCAAAAAACATATGATCTGAACTGTACGTCAGACATGGAAGGTTACACGCTATCAAGCAAGTACAATTTCCATGTTATTAAGCACCTGCAAGGCACATTCAGAATCTGAAAAATTTCGGGATTCACAGCCCATCAGCAGCGAAGCACCAACAAACCACACTTCAGCAATCTCATCTTCAGAAAAGCGCCCAGACTCAAGGGCGTTTTTTGTTTCTGCTTCTGGAATCTCAATCACACGGTTTAGGTTGCTCATCTCAGATGCCCTGTTCGCTGTCGATGGAATTAAGATAGCGCTGCGCTATTATAATGTCAATAGCGTGTCGCTATTATTTTGTTCGTAAGACAAAAAAAATCCCGAAATTCGGGATTTGTGGGTGCTGGGTTAGGTTTCAGAAACCATCTTACCGTCAGACCAGATGAGTCTAAGCTCGCGCTTTATCCTCACTGGCGGTGCTTTTGCCTTGGTCTAACCATTTCCTAATTTTTAGCTCAATAGAGTCAATGTATGCCTTGGCATCCCCATCAATCCAAGCTGGCGGGTTTACCTTATCGTTCTCTAACAAGTAATCAATGAGAGCCTTTATCGCTTCATCCGCACCCTGATATGCCTCCCAGCGATCGGTTGCTTGCGTGTAAAACGGGTGATCGAGAGAACCTGGCTCAAGGCCCAGCTTGCTCTCAATTTCTCTGGCGAGAGGTGAACCCATGTTGCGCGGGTTACCACTCTTGCTGTCTACGGCCTGATTTTTTATCTGGGAGAGAGTTGCGTCAGTTTTAGACCTACCGAGCACAAGATTTAGATTGGCGATAGTTTTATGCCGCCTAATAAGTTCAATCAGCCACTCCCGTCTGATTTCCTCAACTGTCTGCATATCAACCGTCATTATTTCAATTTTGATTGCCTCCATTGAATAGCACTTCGCTAAGTATAGGAAGAGGCGCATCGCTATTGACTTGCGATAGCGTCACGCTATTATATGTTTTGTTCCCACCGAGAGAATCAAACCCATATGAACTTAAAAAAATACACCAACCAGGAACGGGGAATCGCGGCGAATTTAGGTCGTGAGCTTGGGATTCCCTCCGTTCTTATTTCACAGTGGGCAAATGGCACCCGCCAGGTGCCCGCTGAGCGCTGCCCTGAAATTGAAAAAGCCACTGGTGGAATAGTCACCTGTGAAGACCTTCGTCCAGACGTTGACTGGAAATACCTGCGAGGAACCACTGCGCAAGCTGCAAGTGAATCAGCAGGCAAAGCCTAACCAACGTACCGAAATGACGTAACTACCAAAGGAAAAACAAAGGGGTAGATATGAGCCCGGAACAATTCATAAGAACCAACGTGGTAAAGACCCTTCAGGCCGACGGTTACACACCTGACCAGGCTGACAGGGGGGGGGGATGAGGCGATTTCTTACTACCGCAGGTCATCCAGGCCAACAACGAAGCGCAGAAGCATTTTTGATGACTGCCTTGAACAGGCCAGAACCTTTCTGAAGTACGGACGTAAGAAGGGCAAACCAACAAAAGGGGCGATGTTTTAAATGAGCAACCTGAAAGAAGTCGTGAAGTTGATGTGCAAAGCCAAAGCTGGTGGCCGTGAAGCAATGGCTGGCGCATTGGGCATGACCCTGACGCAGTTCAACAACAACCTGTACAAAAAGAACGGCTGCCGGTTCTTCGAAGTAAACGAGCTGGAAGCGATGGAAGACATCTCCGGCACCTCATTACTGGCTGACTACTTCGCTAAGCGTCGCGGGGTTCTGCTGGTGGATATCCCGCAGTTCGATGACCTGGACCGCGTAGACCTGTTCAATCGTGCAATGCGTACAGCAGCAGCCAGGGGGCAGGTGGATCAGATAATTGAAAAGTCACTTCAGGACGGGGTTATTGAGCAACATGAAGCTAAGGAAGTCATGTCTCTCCACCGTCAACACCTGGCCGCGCGTGAGGAAGAGATTCGCGCAATCGTAGCCTTATTCAGTCGCCGAAAAAGAAGTGACGCCCGCGAGTGTGCAGCTCCGGGCGTCGTGGCGCTTCGTAATTTTGTGGAGAACTAAACGCATGAACAGTTTAAACCGATTCAGACCAGCTAAGCAATTCAGATGCCTGCCGCTGGTGGGTAAAACGACCCCGTTCGGCTATGAGCAAACAGTACCGTTTTGTGCTGACTGTCACAACTACCAGACCCGCAGTGATCTGGTAGACGCATTTTCAGAGATGAATGAGAGAGGGCGTGCGGAATGGTGGAGCTTAACCGGCGATTCAGGGATCACTACGGCGTGCCAGTCAGGGTTATCCGCTGGGAGCCCATCAGCCGCCGCGTCGTCTACATGCGAGAGGCTACCCGCATGAGTGCTTCAGTCCGCTTGAGCAGTTCCTCAGAAAGTTTACCGAGATAGGGGGGGTGAGAGTGAACACTCCAGTAATTATTGATAATAGCAATTCCGGGCGCTACACTGTCTTTGCAGCGGCAAAATCCGTTGCCGGGCTTCGCATCCCGGAATTTTCCACAGCGCATAACCGCGCTTTACGCGGTTTTTTTATGCGCAAAGCCTTTGTGCACCTGTCAATGGTGGCTCAGGCGGGGGTTCCTTCGGGGGCGCCGGTATCTGTGGAAGCCGGTAATGCGAACTCCGTCTGGGCTACCACCAATCATGGCTTCGCATCTGTGGGTGGTAGTAACAATCATTCCGCAGAGGCTGCCATCATGGCTACGATCCCCGCTATTGCTCAACCTGAAATCATCATCATTAACGGCCAAGCCGTTACATCTTCTCTGGCTATCGCCGGCAACTTCACAAAGCGTCACGATGATGTACTGAAAAAGATCCGCACACTCGAATGCTCCCCTGAATTTAACGCCCGCAATTTTGCGGAGGTCGAATATACCGATGCTAAAGGCGAACCCCGCCCGGCCTACCAAATCACTCGCGACGGCTTTGCGTTCCTTGCTATGGGCTTCACAGGCAAGCGCGCTGCACGCTTCAAAGAGGCATATATCACAGCCTTTAACGCGATGGAGCAGGCGCTGATTAAACAGCCATATCAGGCAGATCCTCGCTTTGACGCCATCCTGGCCGACGCACGTCGCCTGCATGACAATCTGGGCATAATCATGAGTCTCTGGGCTGATAACGTTCAGCCGCTTAACCCACCGATAGTGGTCAGCGGCACGGTTATGGACTCTTATCACCGTTCCGGCCTCATAGCTGGCGGGATAGAGCGCGTGATGCGGGGGGAGAGAAAATGAGCGCCCTTATTCAACTACTGGATCGCCCGATCGCCTATAACCCAGCATTTGCGAAGTTGAGAGTGGGGAATATTAAGGCTGGCCCGGTGGCGGCAGTATTTCTTTCTCAAATGGTCTACTGGCATAACCGCATGGATGGCGGCTGGATGTACAAGACCCAGGCTGATATCGCCAGCGAAACAGCGCTCACCCGTGACGAGCAGGAGACCGCACGCAAGCGGCTGGTGGCGCTAGGGGTGCTGGAAGAGGCACGCCGGGGGGTTCCGGCGACAATGCATTACCGCGTCAACGCCGAACGCCTTGAAGCGCTGCTAATTGAAACGACGAAGCCAGTTAAGAAAGTGACCCAGGACAAAACCAGATTGCGGGGTTCCCAGATTGTGGAAACGCCGCAATCTGGATTGGTGCAATCCCGCAAACTAGATTGCGGTGATACCGCAAACAAGAATGTGGAAACCCCACAAACAAGTATGGGGGAACCAACCGAACAAGTCAGCGGGGATCCCGCAAACTTTCATACAGGAGATTACACAGAGAATACTCAGGAGATTACACAGGAGAGAAAACCCCCTTGTCCGGTTTCTGCGAAACCCGACCCTGAGGTAATTATCACCGATAACGCAAAACTGGTTCTGTCTCACCTGAACCAGGCCACGGGCTCACGGTACCAGGTGAGCAAAACCTCCCTCGAAGGAATTCGCGCTCGCCTTGGCGAAGGTTTCAAGACTGAAGAACTAATCCTGGTTGTGGATTACAGCACGGCAAAGTGGGGTGAAGATCTGGCGATGTCGGATTACCTGCGTCCCGCAACGCTTTTCCAGCCAACGAAATTTCCTGGATACCTGCAGTCAGCCAGCAAGTGGCAGGAAGCAGGCCGTCCGCGTCGTGTGGATGGGAAGTGGGATCGAGATAGCGGCGTGTTCAGAAGTAGTTTTTCTGATGTCGATTATTCAAAAGTTCCAGACGGATTCAGGGGGTAACCATGAGCATCGTCGTAGATATTTATAATTTTATCGCCCAGGGCACTGGCGTGACTCGTCTTGAAATGCTGGCGGCATTCCCCGACACGAATCGCAACTCGGTAATTTCAGCTTACGAACGGCTTCACAGAACCGGGAAGATCAGCCGCATACAGCCACGGGATTCTAAGCGCGGATACCAGTACCTGGTTACACCGTCAAACGCCCCGGCACCAGAAGTCATCCCCGAAGACAAGTTGCGTCTGCAGGCTATCGAGAAAACAGCGCGGGAACTGGAAGGGCGAGGACTTTACCGCCGTGCTGCAACTGTCTGGCTGCAGGCCTACGACTGCGCCCAGCGCCACACAGATCGGGAGCGCTATGCTAAGCGCCGCAGGTGTTGCCTGTCAGGAATGACTTCAGGTACTCGTGATGGCTCCGCCGCGCCAGTGGCCTGCTACGCGGAGGTGCCGCAGTGAGATACGGTTCTGTTTGTAGCGGCATCGAAGCCGCAACAGTCGCCTGGGAACCTCTTGGCTGGAAAGCAGCATGGTTTGCTGAGATTGAGAAATTCCCGTCTGCAGTTCTGGCTGCACGCTGGCCGGAAGTTGAGAACCTCGGCGACATGACAAAAATTGCTGCTGCCGTTCGTGCTGGAGAGGTTGAAGCCCCTGATGTGATCGTCGGTGGAACACCTTGTCAGGCATTCAGCATTGCCGGATTACGCAACGGCCTCGCCGACGCGCGTGGACAATTAACCCTTTCATATGTGGAGCTGGCAGATGCCATCGATAACAAACGCCGCGAAAGCGGAGAAGCAGAAGCGATCTTCGTCTGGGAAAACGTGCCGGGCGTCCTCAGCAGCAAAGATAACGCCTTCGGCTGCTTTATTGGCGCGCTTGCCGGAGAAGACTGCGAACTGCAGCCAGCAGGGGGCAAATGGTCGAACGCTGGTTGTGTGTATGGACCATCGCGCATTGTCGCCTGGCGAGTCCTTGACGCTCAATTTTTCGGAGTGGCCCAACGCCGCCGCCGTGTGTTCGTTGTCGCAAGTGCTAGAAAAGGATTCGATCCCGCAAAAGTACTTTTTGAGCCCGAAGGCGTGCGCCGGGATACTCCGCCGCGCAGAGAATCGCAAACGGCAGTTGCCGCCCTTACTGCTAACGGCGTTGGAACGTGCGGAGCAGATGATAACCAGGCACAAGCCGGACATCTGATTGCATTTGGCGGCGGCAATACCACCGGACAAATTGATGTTGCAACTGCATGCACTGCGCATGGCATGAGAATGGATTTCGATACCGAAACGTTTGCCGTGCACGGCACACAGGATCCAGATACTAACCACGAACTGGCCCATACCCTGGGAAGAAATCACGGTCAGGAAAATGCGATTATCACCGAGCCTTATACCCTGGCTATTGGTTGGGGTGTGCAGGTTCGCCGCCTTACACCTGTTGAATGCGAGCGGTTGCAGGGATTCCCTGATAACCACACGCTGATTTCATGGCGGGGCAAAGACGTAGCTGACTGCCCGGATGGACCGCGTTACAAAGCGATCGGCAACTCAATGGCGGTACCGGTAATGCGATGGATTGGTGAACGTATCGCTGCAGCCCTGCCAGCAGAAAAGCCAACGCCGCGCAACTGGCAACGCCCGTTTCTGAAATGGGCTGGTGGAAAGTATTCACTGCTTTCTGAGCTGGATCGGTTTATCCCTGCGGGTAAGCGCCTCATTGAGCCTTTTGTGGGTGGCGGCTCGGTATTTATCAACTCAGACAAACACGCGACTTTCCTGCTGGCTGACGTTAATCCGGATCTGATCAACCTGTACCAGATGATGACCGTAGTGCCGGAAAGCGTTATCGCTTCCGCCCGTAAAATGTTCGCCCTGCTCACCACGGAAGAGGCATATATGGCGCTTCGTGCAGAGTTTAACGGCCAGTGCCTGGACGCAGTAGAACGTGCTGCCGCGCTGCTGTACCTGAACCGTCATACCTTCAATGGTCTGATCCGTTACAACCTGTCGGGTCAGTTTAATGTGGGCTGGGGCAAATACAAATCGCCGTACTTCCCTGAAGCCGAACTGAGCGCATTCACGGCTGTTGCCCATAACTGCGTATTCATGAATGCCGGCTTCAAAAAAACACTGTCGCTGGCTGGTGAGGGGGATGTTGTTTATTGCGATCCGCCGTATGAGCCATTGCCGGGAACCAACGGATTCACTGGCTATGCTGCTGGTGGATTCAAATGGGCCGATCAGGTTGCTTTCGCCGAAAGCTGCGTGGCAGCACACCAGCGCGGCGCGTCAATAGTCATTTCAAACTCAACAGCACCGAAGGTTATCGAGCTGTACGAATCCCACGGCTTCAACATCAACCACGTTAGCGGCCGTCGGTCAATCTCCAGCAAAGGGGCAACACGGGATAATGCAACGGACATAATCGCAACGCTGAGGGTGAAACTGTGAAAGAACTGACGCTGTCACTGCCGTTCCCGCCGAGCGTAAACACATACTGGCGCGCCCCAAACAAAGGCCCACTGGCTGGCCGTCACCTTATCAGTGCAGACGGCAGGAAGTACCAGAGCGCCGTATCAGCATCGATAATCGAACAATACCGCCGTATACCAAAGCCGATCACAGCCGAGCTGGAAGTGGCAATAACGCTGTTCCCGCCGGATGCGCGCCGCCGCGACCTGGACAATTACAATAAGGCGTTGTTTGACGCACTGACTAATGCGCACGTATGGCAGGACGACAGCCAGGTAAAACGGATGCTGGTGGAGTGGGGGCCGGTAACGAAAGGCGGGAGGGTGGAGATTAGCATCAGTGTGTGAAAGGCAGCATGAGGGTCAGGAAACTAACAGTGATCCAGTTCCGAAGCCTCAAACCTGAAACGGCGGGTGCAGCCGCCTGAAAAGTGGAGAAAGAGCATGCATCAACTCATTAACGTAAAAAACGATCCAGGATTTCCGGCCATGACCAGCCTTGAAATAGCCGGGCTGTGTGAAAAGCGGCATGACAATGTGATGGCCGATATTCGAAATATGTTCACACAGCTCAATATTTCATCTCCTGAATTCTCAGGAGATTACCGGGATGACCGGGGGAGGGCCTACCCATGCTATCACCTGCCAAAGGATTTGTGCCTTACGCTGGTATCCGGCTACAGCGTGGTATTGCGTAAACGCATTATTGATCGCTGGCTGGAACTGGAACGGACGAACAGGCCAGATATTCCTCAGTCATTTTCGGAAGCTCTGCGCCTGGCTGCCGACCTTGAAGAGCAAAAGCAACGCCTGAGTGATGAACTGGCAATTGCAGCGCCAAAGGCGGCGTTTGTTGATCGTTACGTTACAGCAACCGGATCAATGACATTCCGGCAGGTGGCGAAGTTGCTTAACGCCAGAGAGCCTGATTTCAGGCTGTTCCTTATTGAAAACCACATCATGTACCGCCTGAACAATGTGCTTACGCCCTATCATCAGCATACTGAAGCCGGGCGTTTTGAGGTGAAGACCGGCACAACGAACACTTCAAACTACGCCTTCAGCCAGTCACGCTTCACCGCAAAGGGGATTAAATGGATTGGCGGTTTATGGGCGGAGTACATCGCTAAGGGGCAGGTAGCGTGAGAGCATTACTGACACCTGAGATAGCGCACCGCATGGGTGTGGTGCTGTTCCGTCCCGGAGCTGAGCTGATGCACCTGTTCATGCAGGGCAGGATGCTGCTGGAGCCGCAGCCGGAAAGCCTGGCTAACTATGCCACTGGCGCTGTACCTGTTGCACGTCAGCCGTTGGCTGAAGACCCGTGCATGATAGCTGTGTTTGAGCATCCACGAGTGATCCAGCGCGCTGGTGGCCTCCCGTCGCTGGATGGGTGGCTTGAAGACCAGTTTATTTGCCAGTGGCCGCACAGTACCTACCATGCTCACAACTACACCATCATGCGCCATGAACCTGGCACTATCCGCTTGTGCTGGCACTGCGACAATCAGCTATCAGGTCAGCACACCGCCCGCCTCGGAGACATAGCACGCGGGAATCTGATCACCTGGCTGATTGCAGTTGTTGGCCGGGAACTTGGCTTCGACGAATCACACGAAGTAACGCTCCCGGAATTCTGCTGGTGGATGGTCCGTAGTGGCCTGGGCGACATCATCCCGGAGGGTGTAGCCCGTAAAGCCCTGCGGATGCCAGAGGAGAAAATAGAGTCCGTAACGCGCGAGGTGGATTTATCCCCATCGTATTCAGCAACCGAAATACTGGAGGAGAAGGCAAAGAAAGTCCTGACCCTGAAGATTGACCCGGAGACACCAGAGTCATTCATGCTGCGCCCGAAGCGCCGCCGCTGGACGAACGAGAAGTACACGCGCTGGGTGAAGGCTCAGCCGTGCATTTGCTGTAACCAACCTGCAGATGACCCCCACCACCTGATCGGCCACGGCATGGGTGGGATGGGTACAAAGGCGCATGACCTGTTCGTGATACCGCTGTGCAGAGCGCCCCACGACGAGTTACACGCTAATGCTGTGGCATTTGAAGAGAAATACGGCACACAGCCGGAGCTGCTGCTGAAAACCTTAGATCGCGCACTGGCTATCGGTGTGCTGGCGTAAATTGTGGAGATAAAAATAATGACACCTCGTCAAAAGCGTTCGCACCGCGCAGCTCTGGAAAAGGCAGCTGCAGCGCCAAGAAAAAGTTGGCTTGGGAAATGTACTCTCCTCACTGGCATTCAGTCGGCGTGGATCAAGTCACTGCTCAGTACCTGGGGGGAAGGAGTGAGCGGGAGCACCGGGCCTCGCATGCCACGAGGGCACGGATGCTGGAATGCGCTTAAAGGCGGGAACTGGTCTGATAAGGCACTTGAGCGTTTTACCTGCGCGCTGGAGCAGGCCCGAAAAGAAGGATTCAAGGGTCAGCAGGCAATGAATCGCGCTCAGGCAATACTCTGGCCTCAGGAGACAACCAGCATCATGGATAATGCTCTGCATAATGACGATGTAGATTTTGTCGAACAATCGGTATTGCAGGCGCTTGATTTGAATGATCCGGTTTATATCGTAGGTCTTCAGTATTACACGACGCGCAAAAAGATTTCGGATATCACAAGAGAGCTGCAGGCTCTGGCACCCTGGTTAACTGACTGTGAGGCCAGAAAACGGGTGCGCTGGTGCCTGGAAATTTTCAGAGCCAAGGTATTCCTGTCCTCGCGTAAATTGCTCTGCCCTTAAATTAGAATTTAGCTTTTAGTGCTGTCGCCATACTTTTATGTTGAAAACGAGCCAGAAATTCAGATAATGCATTCATACTTGGCAGAGCTGCGCCACGATGGCAGCGTTGAGAAGCGACAATCTGAATAAGACTTAAGCCCCGCCAGTCGGGGCTTTTTCTTTCCGGCGATACGACAGGGGTATTCGCGGGGTGCTTTGCACCAGTACCCCTGTCATATCGCCGACTTCCACCAATTAATTTTCAACTCAAGAATCTTTTAAGGCTGCCATCTGGTGGCCTTTTTCATTTCCCCTCGTTCCCGAGAGGACTTACAGCAATAAGAGGGGGCTAAATGTCCGATCCTGTTTCTGGCACTACGGTTGCCGCTGCTGGGCTGATGGGGGCCAGTGTGTTTGGTATAGCGACAGGCATCGATTACGGGGTGGTGTTTGGGGCGTTTGCAGGTGCGGTGTTCTATGTGGCTACGGCGGTGAATATCACCCGCACCAGGCTGCTGGGCTACTTCCTGACATCGTTCATCGTTGGCGTTCTTGGTGCCGGGCTGGTGGGTGCAAAACTCGCAGACTGGACGGGGTACATTGAGCGCCCACTTGATGCACTCGGTGCTGTGATCCTGTCTGCACTCATCATCAAAATACTGACATTCCTCAACAGCCAGGATCTGAATAGCCTGTTTGGTATGCTTTCCCGATTCCGGGGTGGAGGGGCCAATGATAATAAGTGATCCTATGGCGCTGGTGAATGCTGTTGTATGCGCGGTGATCGTGCTGGTTCTGATGTTTTACCGCCGTGAAGGCGCTCGCCACCGCCCGATTATTTCTGTGCTGGCTTACCTGATTGTCCTGGTGTACGCCAGTGTTCCATTCCGCTACCTGTTCGGCCTGTATGACACGTCGCACTGGCTGGTGGTCGTCGTTAACCTCACAATTTGCGCTGCCATCCTCCGTTCGCGGGGTAATGTGGCGCGGATCATTGACGCTCTGAGGTTGTAATGAATCAATCCCAATTTCAACAGGCGGCTGATATTAGCGCCGGGTTAGCTGCACGCTGGTTTCCGCACATCACAGCGGCAATGACTGAGTTCGGCATTACGGCTGGCATAGATAAAGCGATGTTTATTGCTCAGGTAGGGCATGAGAGCGCCGGATTCACTGCCCTGGTGGAAAGCTTCAACTACACACCTGCAGCGCTGCTAACGACTTTTGGTCGCCGGGTATCAAATTATCAGGCTGGTATGCTGGGCCGCGCTAACGGCAGACCAGCGAAGCAGGAGGCGATAGCAAATCTGGTGTATGCCAATCGGCTGGGTAATAAAGCCGCCGGGGATGGATGGAAGTATCGCGGACGCGGGCTGATCCAGATCACCGGGCTGGATAACTACCGGCAGTGTGGAACCGGCTTAAAACTCGATCTCGTTTCGCGTCCGGAACTGCTGCAGGAAGACCTTAACGCTGCGCGTTCTGCCGCATGGTTCTATGCCAGCCGTGGCTGCCTGGGTAAAGGGGATGACCTGGAACACGTGACGCTGATTATCAACGGTGGTCGTAACGGTATCGATGATCGCCGCGCCCGATACGCTAAAGCAAAAGCTGTTCTGGCGTGAGGTGGCTATGAATCTTGAAATACTGATTGGTGCTGTCATTACGGCACTTGTTGCTGTAATCGGTGCGTTCGGCCTGGGTCATGCACGCGGTACCGGCAAAGCCGAGGCGAAAGCCGAAAAGCAACGTACTGAAGAAAAGGCCGCCGCCGTCGAGGCGGCAGCAGAACGCCGGGTAGAGGCAACAAAAGAGGCCGCAAATGTTCAGCAAACTGTTAACCGTATGCCTGATGACGATGTTGATCGCGAGCTGCGCGAAAAATGGACCCGCTAGACCGGTAGTCATCGATACTGGCTGTGACTGGAGTAGGGCTATATATCTCACAGCCCATGATATCGACGTACTGGACCGGAAAACGAAAAGGGACATCGCGACCCACAACATGACGTGGGAAAGGAACTGTAAACCAGCTTCGCAATAGCAGTTTTTTTTGTAACTGAATTTCACCACGCATTCTATCCCCGGGACCATTTACAAAAGTGTCTTCTGAGAACGCTAACGTAACATGGTGCGCACGATTATGGCCGTTTTGGTAAGCAGCAAAAGCAACGTGTCGCAATGCTGAACGAATAACAAACGACGCGGCTTACAGGAGAGTGTGCGAGAGACCATAACGGGTTATGGAAAATTGGCTAGAAAATTAGGAAACAGTGACTTCGACGGAACTTGGTGATAATGATAGTATTTTGTAATGTATATTCAGAGAAAACCCTTTCATTAATAAAGGCTTTATTCCTTCTTCTAATATTGTGTATGTATTCCGGACTGTCTTACAGTGCTCCTAAGCCACCTGGTAAGACAGCCTGGTTTTATCGAGTGGATACCAGACCACCTGAAGTTATATTTTCCGAGGGTTTTACACCAAGGGGAAATAATCTTAACCTGGTTGACCATTTTTTGTCTATGATGTGTGAATTGGGTAACGCTGGGTTTGTTAGTGTCACTGATAACTTTAAAACAGCCGTTTTTTTTGCCGCTACGATTATAGAAGGAAGGAATAAGGACTTTGTCTATTTGTATCAGGTTAGCCCTGAAGCGGGTTTTTATAATGTTGAATATAGTATAAGGATGCATATGGAAGATATTTTTGCTGATGGCAGCGAAAGAGTCTCTCCCCTGAATAATTATACACGAAGACTTTATAGTGGACTGTCAGACTTCTCATGGGAAAGGGAGTGGGTTGCGGCAAATGAAATTCCGGCACACTCTGTCCGGGCTGTATATAAAGTGAGACTGACTTCGAATTCAAACCCGGCTCACTCAGGTTTAAATATTAGTGTCGATGAGAACAGTGTGCCGAATCCGGGATTTATTGCTTCAGATACATTGGGGTATCTGAATGCTTACCCTATTCCGCTTCCTGCTCAGGATGTGCCGTCACCAGTTAGTAGCACTACCTGTAGTGATGATTCTGATGAGGGAGGCAGGATCTTTTCTGATTCAATAGCTGTACCATCGACGAGCGGATATGTCAGCAACAGCATGATTTATCCGGCTTGTCAGCGTGATTCTGACTCAAGTAAACGTAGCGCTCAACCGGATTTTACAAGCGAAGGATGTCCCGGCTCAATAAACCTGACAGACATTAGAAGAAACAGAATAATTATTTCAACTATTTTAGACTATCAGTATTAAAAATTTATTGGCTAATATCTGTGATTATTGTTAAGCGGCGAGGTATGTTATGAAAGTAATGTTTCAGGTGTGTATTTTCTTTCTTTTTACGGCAATGAGTATTTCATCTTTTGCAAGATATCAGGGTTTTAATTCCGGCTCCATATGTAATGGTTATCAAACCGTGTTTGGGGTGGTTGATATTCTGACTGCAAATCAGACTTATAAATCAACCAGCGGCATGTATGTGAGAGTGAAAGGCTATAGTGGAGCAACTTATGGAGGGGTTTTTTATTATCGCGTTAATACTGATGCTGCTTATAAACAAATGACAATACTGGCTTTAACTTCACTTCTTACAAAATTAGAAGTCAATATTTGTTATAGTGGTAATGAAGTTTATGCAATTGAATTGCGTAGTGATAGCGTAAAAGCTTGAACTGATATTTACGTTAAAACATGGCGATTCACTGCGTTGCAACATATATTGGCTGAATGCTATATATGGTGAGTTTGGATAGAGGGTGTCATGAGTCATTTTTTGCGGAGTATTTGCTCTGTGTCAGTTGTCTTTCTTGCGTTGCTGGTGGTTTCGGCCAACCTGACTATTTGTAATTTGTGGGCTCGTAGACAGTGCTGATAGTCGCAACATTACACCCTAAGCCACCGGCCTCTGCTGGTCTTTTTATTGGGTGAAACGTGACCTTACCTTTGAAGAGATTTATTTATATCTCTACGATGGTGCCACATCCATTTTTCAGCAGGATATTCTTAATGGCTACATGTAAACTTATCTGCCATGCGACAATTCGCAGAGGCATGTTGCCGCTACTGTACCTGGCTCACATAATCGGCTGGCAATGGTTATCTCGCATTTGCCTGAAAATGAAAGTTGAGGCAGTGCCAGTACAGTAATCGACTGAGGAATAAATATAGCGCTTAGTCTGTAAAAATAATGAAATCTATCACCTCCTTCGGGAGGTTTTTTATTGGAGCTTATATGCAGGTCACTATTGACGGTGTCCCGTATGCGCCCGCCTGCGATTCGGTGTCTCGCATCGGAATAGCCATTACCACGCACAACCGAGTTGACGTACTCAGCCGGGCACTGGAGAAGCACCTGCAGCATTTACCTGCTGGCGCGCTGGTGGTTGTCGTTGACGATGGATCAGTTAAACCGGTGGTGGCACCTGACGGCGTCAAGCTGATCCGGCATGAGTCATCGCTGGGGATTGTGGCATCGAAGAACGCCAGCCTTACCGCGCTGGTGGACGCCGGGTGTGAACATTTGTTCCTGTGGGATGATGATGCCTGGCCGATTGCCGATAACTGGCATCTTCCTTATATCGAATCACCAGAGCCGCATCTTGCGTATCAGTTTCTTGACCTTGCCGGGCCACGCAAACTTAACGATCTGGCCGTTCTATACCGCGATGATCGACATGTTGCGTACACAGGCCAGCGCGGCGTCATGTTGTATTACCACCGATCAGCAATTGAAGTGGTGGGCGGTTTCGATACGGTATATGGGCGCGGTATGTACGAGCATAGCGATCTTGCCCTGCGCATTCACAATGCCGGATTAACGTCCTGGGCGTTTGCTGATGTGGCGGGATCGGAAAAGCTGATCTACTCGCTGGACGAGCATGAAGCAGTAGAGCGTTCAGTAACTAAAGCCAACCGTGATGAGCAAGTTAAGCGCAATGTAACCATTCACAACGAGCGGCGTGACAGTGGCTACACCGGGTATGCGGAATACCGGCAGCAGCGCAACGTTGTGATAACCACGTTACTGACCAGCCAGCCAGACCCGCAGCGCGGCAGCAGAATGCAGCCAGACCCGGCGGCGCTGGCAAGCTGGGCTAAATCAATCCGCGGCGCTGACGCTCTGGTGCTGGCCGACCAGCTGACTATAGCCCCTGCTGGCGCGCAGCTGATGCCCGTTTCTGATGTGACTATGAACGTTTATTTCCGCCGCTGGCTGCACATCTGGCAGCATCTGCGCGATCACCCTGAATACCGATTTGTCTGGTGTACCGACGGCACAGACGTCGAGATGCTTCGTGCGCCGTGGGAAGAAATGGAACCCGGTAAGGTTTACGTCGGTTCTGAACCGAAGACTTACGCTGATGCCTGGGCAAAGCAGAATCACCCGGAGCGTGTCTATCAGGAGTTTATCGCAGAGCACCGAAACGAGGTGATGCTCAATGCTGGTCTGCTCGGCGGTACACGCGATGACGTTATGGCATTTGCTCATGGCATCGTCCGACTGTACTACCGAATCGAAAGCCACCGGTTCTGGAAGCGGGAAAAGGCTGGTGCCGCGGTGGGCGATATGCTGGCGTTCGGTATTGTTGCGAAGTCATTCGGCGATCGGATAGTTACTGGTCCGCTGGTGAATACTGTCTTTAAGGCTGGTGGACTCGGTAAGGAATGTGCCTGGTGGCGCCATAAATAAAGAGGCTAAAAATGAAAGTTGAATTATCAGAAAACGGTGAAGCGCTCTGGATGCGCGACTCTGTAACGCTGGAAGGTATTGCGTCACGCGGGTATTTAAAGGACGGCACACAGCAGAAAATCATAGCCGCCCTTGAGGATGCTCTGTTTCAGGCTAAGGGCGAGTTATTATGTTGGGACGACAGTAATGCTGTGACGGATGTTTGCTGAACCTCCCCCTAAATCCAGGGTGACATTCCAGTAACCGCTTGATGGAGCAACCAGCAGCGCCGGAAAATGGGTGAAGAAGCCACCGCCGCTGTGATGTTGAAATCCCGCACCTTTTTTATACGAATTAAAATTGCTATCAGTAGTCAGGAGTATATTGCACTGATGAGAGCATTGTACGACTACGGTATCCCCTGCATTCAGATGCATTCGTTTATGTAAGTAATCCATCTTTTTTCCTTATTGAGGTAATCAGCCACCCCTCATTGCCGTGTGCGCCTGTGCCCTAAACACAGGCGGGCTGAGTACATACAATAACCAGGGCTGAATAATGAATGAAATAAAGTTTATTGTGATCGGCCATCACTCCCGGCGGGATATGGCCAACGACCTGGCTGAATCGCTGGGCGCACTCACCCTCATTGATGAGGGTGACAATGGTGCAAACTGGAATCATCGTCGCGCGCTCGAATGGGCTGCTGAACAGTCATGCCGTGTGGTGGTGCTTGAAGACGATGCGCGCCCGGCGCGTGGGTTTAACCAGCAGGTGGCGTGGTGGCTTGAAGAGCATCCTGATGCGCTTTGCTCTTTCTACCTCGGCACCGGGCGCCCACCACAGTATCAGATGCAGATAGCAGAGCGGCTGATCATAGCAGACAAGACTCGCGCCGATTACATCACGCTGCCGCGCTTGATTCATGGCGTGTGTTATAGCGTGCCGCCTCAGCATCTCAAGCGGGTGCTGGCGCGCTGGGATAACACCAAAGCGGCTGATTACGCCGTGGGTGATGCATACGCTGGACCGGTGATCTATCCGTGCTATTCACTGGTGGAGCATGCCGACGGCGATCCTGTCGAGCGCCACCCGGACAGCACACCGCGAACTGAACGGCGCCGAGCCTGGAGGCTACATGGTTAAGCTCAGAACACTACAGACACGGCTTAAGCCGCTTAACACTCACCGTATCAAACCTGTGTATGGCGAGCAGCGGCGCATCAGCGGTAGCGCCAGAGTGGCACTGAAGCGGCGTATCTACGCGCGTGACAGTGGTCACTGTTGCTTATGTGGTTGCGTTGTTGACCTGCATGACAGCGAGCTGGATCACCGTGTCGCATTGCAGTTCGGAGGAGGCAACGATGAAGCAAACCTCTGGACGCTGTGCACCTCTTGCCACTCTGGCAAGTCGGCGCGCGAAGCTTCGACCGGACAGCCAGATTCACTGTCCCTGTCTAAGGAAGTGAAGGCGGCATCTGATGATGTGGTTATCATTTGATGTTCAGATGAAATTATTTCAAATGAAATTATTTTTCTCCTGTGAGGTAGGGGGGGGGAGTGCTCTGAAGCGAACCCCTTTCGCCCAGGACACCGCGCTCCCCCTCACGCACGGAAAAAATCCCCTTTTGTAAGGTGTAAACATGTTAACAGCGCAGAAGCGAAAGTTTGCTCTCGCGCTGATGTCCGGCTCGACTCAGGCCGCGGCGGCGATAAAGGCCGGGTATTCTGAGAAATCCGCACGGTCAAAGGGTTCGCAGCTGGCTAAAGACCCGGAGGTCATCGCATTTATAGAGCGAAAAAAGAAGGAGGTCATCGAGGTTGATGACGAGCCACAATGCCGAAAAAATGTTTATACCCCAGCGGTAAACATCCATGAAACCAGACCTTCACCAGAGAATCCCTTACCGGTGCCTCTCTCTGCTGGTGAGTATGAGGATCCTATGGATTTTCTCAGGTCGGTGATGAATAACGTCGACTATGAAATTGACACCCGGAAGGATGCGGCTAAAGCCATGCTGCCCTATATGCACCAGAAAAAGGGTGAGGGAGGTAAGAAGGATGCGAAGACGGAGGCAGCAAAAAAGGCAGCCAACAAATTCGCCGTCCAGCAGCCCCCCAAGCTGGTGGTTAATAATCGCGAGAAATAATCATGCCCGAGTGGACTACAGCCTGCCCGGACTGGGCGGAACGGCTCAAGGGTGGAAAGTCCATTATTCCGCCGCCGATCTATCCTGAGCAGGCAGAAATTGCCCTCAACATTTTTAAGCAGCTGAAAATCGTTGATGCACCAGGTTCTCCGACCTTTGGCGAAGCCTGCGCGCCGTGGGTATTTGACCTGGTGGCTGCTCTGTTTGGCTCCTACGACGCCGAAACCGGGCGACGACATATCACCGAAGTGTTCGTGCTGATCCCTAAGAAGAACTCCAAGTCGACGCTGGCCGCCGGGATCATGATGACCGCGTTGTTACTGAACTGGCGACAGGCAGCCGGTTACACCATCATCGCCCCGACCGTTGAGGTCGCCACCAATGCCTTTAACCCGGCAAGAGATATGATAAAGCGCGATGATGATCTGGACGACTTATGCCAGGTGCAGACGCACATCAGGACTATTACTCACAGGGGAACGGATACCACGCTTAAAGTCGTGGCGGCGGATCCGAACACGGTTTCGGGGATTAAATCTGTCGGCACGCTGATAGACGAACTCTGGCTTTTCGGTAAACAGCATAATTCTGACGATATGCTCCGCGAGGCCATTGGTGGACTGGCATCGCGTCCGGAAGGTTTCGTTATGTACACCACTACGCAGTCGAACGAACCACCTGCCGGCGTTTTTAAGCGGAAGCTTCAGTACGCCCGCGATGTGCGGGACGGAAAAATTAACGATCCCCAGTTTCTCCCAGTTATTTTTGAGCACCCTCCTGAAATGGTCGCCAGCGGTGCGCATCTGCTGATGGAAAACCTCGCGATGGTCAACCCAAACCTGGGTTATTCCGTTGATGAGCAATTTTTGTACCGGGAATACAGGAAAGCCAAAGAAGCAGGTGAGGAGGATTTTCGCGGCTTCATGTCCAAGCATGGCAATGTGGAAATTGGTCTGGCCCTGCGTTCTGACCGCTGGATTGGGGCTGATTTTTGGGAGCAGCAGGCGCGCCAGGTGAGTTTTGAGGACATTCTTCAGCGTTCCGAAGTTATCACCGTCGGTATCGATGGCGGCGGTCTTGATGACCTGCTGGGCCTTTCCGTGATCGGGCGGGATAAAACCACACGTGAGTGGCTGGCGTGGAGTCATGCCTGGGCGCACACCATCGCCCTGGAAAGGCGCAAAAGTGAGATCCCTAAGCTCAAAGACTTCGAAAGAGCCGGTGATCTGAGCATTGTCCGGCGCGTCGGGATGGACGTTGAGAAGGTTGTCGAATATGTCAGCCGGATTCAGGAGGCCGATTTGCTCGACAAAATTGGCATTGACCCGTCAGAAGTCGGGCAAATCCTCGATGCGCTGGCCGCCGCTGAAATTCCTGAAGAGTCCATTGTTGGCGTCAGCCAGGGCTGGAAGCTCGGCGGGGCAATAAAGACCGCAGAGCGCAAACTTGCGGAGGGCGTTCTGCTTCACGGCGGGCAGCCGCTGATGGCATGGTGCGTTGGTAACGCCCGCGTAGAGCCAAAAGGGAACGCGATCCTCATCACCAAGCAGGCCAGCGGAAAGGGGAAAATTGACCCACTGATGGCACTGTTTAACGCCGTTTCGCTGATGGCGCTCAATCCTGAGCCCAAAAATCTGGGCTACCAGGTACTTTTCGTCTGACAGTCACGTCAGTTAACGACCCGCTCCGGCGGGTTTTTTCGTATCAGGAGGCAGTCAAATGACGCTTAACCGCGCCTGCACCCTCATGACGGTGAAATCGGTAAACGAGGATGAACGGGTTATTACCGGGATTGCCTCCACACCTTCACCAGATCGTGATGGTGACGTTATAGAGCCGGAGGGTGCGAAACTTCGCAGTGACACACCATTTCTCTGGCAGCACGACAGCAGTCAGCCCATCGGCACCTGCACCCCGAAGCTGGTAAAAGGCGGGCTGGAGATCACCGCCAGGCTGGTGAAGCCTACGCCCGATATGCCATCGCAGCTGGCAGCCCGCCTTGATGAAGCCTGGGCATCCATCAAGGCTGGGCTGGTTCGTGGGCTATCTATTGGCTTTCGGGCCATTGAATATTCCTTCATTGACGGGGGCGGGATCCGCTTTCTGTCCTGGGATCTCCTTGAAGTGTCTGCTGTGACCATTCCGGCCAATGCCGAGTGCTCGATCCAGACCGTGAAATCCTTCAACCGCCAGTTCTTCGCCGCGTCAGGCAAGGAAGCACCGGCGGCAGACAAAACACAATCTGCTGGCGTTACAGCAACTAAAACCAATCATAGAAAAGGAAATGCAACGATGAATATCGCAGAGCAGATCAAGAGTTTTGAAAGCAAACGTGCGGCGCTGGCTGCCGTCCTCGATGACGTCATGAGTAAATCAGCGGAGGAAGGGCGCACGCTGGATGCAGAGGAAGAAGAGCGCTACGAAAACACCTCGACAGAAATTAAGGCTGTAGATGCGCACCTTAAGCGTCTGCGTGACATGGAAAACACCCAGGCCGCAGTGGCCACGCCTGTTGCGAAAGCAGCATCCGGCACGGTTACCTCCGTGGACACTCGCGCGCCGGGAATCATTCGTGTTGAGCAGAAGCTTGGGAAGGGGATCGGGTTTGCCCGCTTCGTGAAATCCCTGTGCGCGGCTAAAGCAAACTCCGCTGGCTCTAACGCCCTGGAAATCGCCAAACGCTATTACCCTGACGACAGCAAGCTGCATCACGTCATTAAGGATGCAATCAGCGCCGGGACGACCAACGATCCACAATGGGCAGGCGCGCTGGTTGAATATCAGGAATATTCGAATGATTTTGTCGAGTTCCTGCGACCGCAAACCATTATCGGGCGTTTTGGGCAGGGTGGCATTCCCTCGCTTCGCCAGGTCCCGTTCAACATTCGCATCCCGGCACAAACTTCTGGCGGATCGGCTAACTGGGTAGGGCAGGGTAAAGCCAAGCCGCTGACTAAATTCGATTTTGAGTCGATTACTTTCAGCTTTGCAAAAGTGGCGGCGATCGCAGTACTGACCGATGAGCTGATTCGCTTCTCAACGCCTGCAGCCGATGCGCTGGTGCGAAATGCGCTTGCCGAAGCGGTTATTTCCCGCCTGGATACCGACTTTGTCAGTCCATCAAAAGCGGAAGTTGCCAACGTTTCTCCGGCGTCTATTACAAACGGGATCACTGCAATTCCTTCCACCGGAAACCCTGACGACGACGCCGCCGCGGCATTTGGTGAGTTTGTGGCGGCAGATCTCCAGCCGACTGGCGCTGTCTGGCTGATGTCCAGCACCACGGCGCTGGCGCTGTCGATGCGCAAGAACGCGCTGGGGCAGAAGGAATACCCGGATATGACTCTACTGGGCGGTAACTTCCAGGGGCTGCCGGTGATTGTTTCCCAGTATGTAGGCAATCTACTGGTCCTGGTTAACGCGCCTGACGTCTATCTGGCCGATGATGGTGGTGTGGCTGTGGATATGTCACGTGAAGCGTCTCTGGAAATGCAGAGTGAGCCGACCGGCGACAGCACCACGCCGACGCCTGTCGAGCTGGTATCCATGTTCCAGACCAACAGTGTGGCTATCCGTGCTGAGCGCTGGATTAACTGGAAACGCCGCCGCACCGCTGCGGTAGCAGTGATTTCCGGCGTTAATTACCGTTCGAGCCAGGGCAGCTAAAAACTCAGGGAGGGCGGGGGATCCCTCAGGGGGGAAACCCCGCCGTAACACATGGCAATAATCAGGTATCTGCAACATACCCATGATTCTGCGCCGGGTGACGAAAAGGATGTTAATGAACCTTGCGCGCGAGTGTTGGTACTTCTCCGCAAGGCGGAATATGTCGCCAGCAGGCGCAGTGGCGGCGGGAAAAGAAAAGCGAAATCGGAGAGTAACTGATGTGGAATCCCTTCCGGAGAAAAGAGAAATCGCTGCAGCAACCGGCGGGGCAAGGTGGCTGGACGCCGTTGATTGGGCATGTGCATGAACCTTTTGCCGGAGCCTGGCAGAAGAACATGGAGGTAAACCCCAAGACGGCACTGTCGTATTACGCTGTTTTTTCCTGTATCTCGCTGATTGCCGGTGATATAGGAAAGATGCCGCCGCGATTGATGCGCCGGGATTCTAATGGCATCTGGAAAGAAGATGGTTTCGGGAAAATAGCTGCTTTACTGAAAAAGCCGAATGCGTTTCAGAACCGGATCCAGTTTTTCGAGTGCTGGCTGAACTCAAAGCTTTGCCACGGCAACACCGTTGTCCTGAAAATCCGTAATAGCCGGGGTGATATTTCAGAGCTCCGTCTGCTGGACTGGAACAAGGTAACTCCGCTGGTGGCGGATGATGGTTCTGTTTTTTATCAAATCACCCCGGATAAAATGGCTGGGCTGGGAACCTCGGTCACCGTCCCGGCGCGGGAAATTATTCACGACAGGTTCAACTGCCTGTTTCATCCGCTGATTGGCCTTTCACCAATATTTGCTGCGGGTCTGGCCGCTATGCAGGGCCAGCATATTCAGGAGAATTCAGCATATTTCTTCCGCAATGGCAGCAAACCCAGCGGTGTGATCGAGGTTCCCGGGTCGCTGACGACTGAGAACGCCAGAAAGATAAAAGAAAACTGGGATACCGGTTACTCGGGAGAGAATGCCGGGAAAACTGCCATTCTCAGTAACGGCGCCAAGTACAACCCGTCGACGGTTACCGCTGTGGATGCACAGATGGTTGAGCAGCTCAGTATGTCAGGCCAGATTTGCTGTTCGGCGTTTCATGTTCCGGCGTACAAAGTCGGGATTGGTAATCTCCCCTCCTACGACAATATTGAAGCGCTGGAGCAGCAATATTATTCGCAGTGCCTGCAGTCCCTGATCGAGTCCATTGAGCTGCTGCTGGATGAAGCTACTGATCTTGACGGCGATTCAGGTGTGGAGTTTGACGTGGATGCGCTGCTGCGTATGGACAGTGAGCGTCGGATTAAAACCCTAGGCGAAGCCGTCAAAAACACCATTAAAACCCCTAACGAGGCCCGTCGTAGCGAAAATCTGCCTCCGCTGCCTGGCGGGGATGCGCTGTATCTCCAGCAGCAAAACTTCAGCCTGGAAGCCCTGGCGCGCCGTGATGCATCTGACGATCCGTTCGGCAAAACTCCACCGGCATCATCGCCCGCGGCAAACAATGAGAGTAAAGCGCTTTCCGCCGCCGAAATGGATGCTGCCAAAGCCATGATCAGAGGATTTCTTACCAAATGAATGAACGCGAACTATCCCTGATAAAAGTGCTGGGCGAGGAATTTGGTCAGGTTCTCGCTGAAATGCGTGATGGTTTCAATAAAAGCCTGCAGAAGCAGCGGGAGGTGTATGAGGAAAAGCTAGCCAGACTCGCGAAACAGGTTGAAGAAATCAGCGCAGTGCCTGCCCCTGACCTGCATGGTCTTGTGAAGGCTGCAATTGCTGAGTTGCCAGCACCGGTAGCGCCGGAACTGCCGGATATTGCTTCCATGGTCAGCGAGGCAGTAGCAGCCATTCCGGTGCCTCAGGATGGTAAAAGCGTCACTGTCGATGATGTTACGCCCGTTTTACAGGCGCTGGTCAGTAAGGCCATCGCAGAGATACCTGTGCCGAAGGATGGTAAAGATGTTGATCCCGTCGCGCTTAAACAGGCGGTTGAGTTGGCTGTCAGTGAGGCTGTGGCCGCTATCCCGGCACCGCAGGACGGTAAAAGTGTTACGACTGAAGACGTCATGCCGATGATTCAGGAGTTGGTTTCCTCATCTCTTCCGGAACTGCCAGATGTGAAATCGCTGGTTAGTGAGGCGGTCGCCCTGCTTCCCGGCGCAGAGCCGGGTAAAGATGGTGAAGATGGCCGGGACGCACTGGCCATTGAGATCCTGCCGTGCATCGATGACAAGAAAAACTATCCACGTGGCACTTATGCAACGCATAACGGTGGATTGTGGCGCGCTTACGAGAAAACGCACGCTATGCGCGGCTGGGAGTGTCTTGTTGATGGCGTGGCAGGCGTTGAAATTGGGCGTTCTGAGAAGCGCACCTTCTCCCTTACGATCAATCGCACCAGTGGCACCAGCGAAACAAAATCGTTTGACGTACCTGTGATGATTTATCAGGGCGTATTTAAATCCGACCAGGTATATCTGCCTGGCGATACGGTTACGTGGGGCGGTTCGCTCTGGCACTGCGACGAACAGACGCAGGATAAGCCTGGTGAAAATGGCTCCAAAGGCTGGACGCTGGCAGCCAAACGCGGACGGGATGGGAGGGGTAATTCATGATTGAACTCGTAACTCTTGATGAGGTTAAAGATCACTGTCGTATTGATGGTGATTATAGCGACAACGATTTGGCCGGGAAAATCAGGGCGGCCAGTTCCGCGATTATTCGCTTTTGTCAGGGAAGCAGGGACAAAATCGTTGATGCAAATAACCAGCCGCTGGAAAGTGAGGAATGCTCGCTGGCAAAAGAGGCTACATTGCGTCTTGTCACCAAACTTTATCGCGACCCGGACGGTGCCACTATGCGGGATCTTAATCAGGGCGAACTGCCTTTTGATGTGACGATGCTCATCTGGGATTTGCGCTTACCTACCATCCTTTGACGGGAGTGAAACAATGTCTTTCCTTTATTCCGGTGAACTCAACAAAAGGATATTGCTACAGCGTTGGGAAACCGGGCGCGGCCCGCTGGGTGAGGTGCTTCCCGGCCCTCTGATTGATGTGGCTACGGTGTGGGCCAAAGCCGAACTTAAATCTAACCGGAAAATACGGACGTTGGATCAGCAGCAGGTCGTTGAGACCTGGATTTTCACCGTTGGCCCGCGTAGTGATATCGAAATTGACTGGAAGATTGCCTGGCAGAACGGCACGTATACCGTCGTTGCCGTTGACCGCAGCCACGCCGACCGCGTTGAGCTCAAAGCTGAAAGGGACTCTCGTCATGATTGAATCCGCGCTGAGCACAGATCTGCAGTTGCTTTCAGGTCTGAATGTCTGGCCACTGCTGTTGCCAAAAACGGAGTTAGAGGGGTTAACCTTCCAGCGTATCAGCGATCCGGAGGTGGAACGAGGTATGACCCGGACAGCGCTGATTGCAGGACGGTTTCAGATCTCCATGTACAAGGTCGACGATTATACCGGGCTGGTAGCTCTGGACCAGTCAATCTGGCGCGTTTGGCGTGAGATAAGGCAGGGTTATGTCGGCGGCTACCCGGTCCAGTACATTGAGCGCGGCGGCATCATCCAGGACAGCGTGACGTTAACGAACAACAGCATCCAGTATCGTCTCGTTCGGGACTTCACCTTCTACTTTTTTGAGGATTCATCATGATCCGTATGGAGGCCCAAGGGCTTAAAGAGCTTGAACAGCAGTTGCTGCAGATAGGGGAGAAAATCGCGCTTAAAGTCCTTGGTGCAGCAGGTAAAAAAGCGATGGAGATTGTCCGGGAGGACATGCAGCAGAATGCCGGCTATGACGAAAGCAATTCTGGCCCCCACCTGCGTGACAACATCAAAACCACTTACCAGAGCCGGATAAAAGACGGTCGCTGGCCGACGGTCGTAACTATCCGTGTCGGTCCCTCTAAAGCCCACACCATGAAAGCGTTGGCGCAGGAATTCGGCACGGTTAAACAAGTAGCCAGCCCGTTCATGCGCCCGGCGCTGGATTATAACCGTGCAAAAGTCCTGCGTATTCTCGCTGTGAGTATTCGCGAGGGTATTGAAAATAATCGTTAACTGAGGAAAGAACATGGCTGATAAAAGCTCTCCGGAATACGCAATGTTGCCCGCCGGGACGATCGTCAAATGGGGTGCTACAGGTGAAAGTCTGGCTGATTTTGAGGATCTGGTGAACTGTAAGGCTCTTGGCGCCACAGGTGCGACGGGTTCTTTTGTGGACTGCACTACGCTTATCGACACTCAGAAACAGTTTCTCTCGGATATGCCGGAAGGCCCGGAAAAGTCCCTTGGGTTTGTTGACGATCCGTCTAACACAAGCTTTACCGCGTTCTTAAATGCAGCAGAGCAGCGACAAACCGTCCAGTTTTATATTGAACTGCCCAACGGTCGCACCGCGACCATGATCATGGCGTTGTCTGGCTGGCAACTCAATGAAATCACCGCCCCGGCCAGTGAAGTGATTCAGATCACCGTTAACGGCAAGCAGAATAATATTTCCTGGGGATATAACGCCCCGGGAAGTTGATGGCTGTTTGACAATAACCTTTTTTCAGCCGCCCCCGGGCGGCAATTTTTTTGGAGTAATTTAATGACCGACCTGAAATCTCAGTTACTGGCGCCTGAAAAAAACGCACACCCTGTAAAGATTCTTGGCGCGGAAGTTTTTATTCGCCGACTGACAGCTTTTGAGCTTGAGAGCCACGATGAAAAACAGGCATCGCTACGGGCGGAGAGTAATTCACTGGGGATGGCGATTTCTACTGCTGCACTAATCCTCTCTGCAATGGTGGACGAAAGCGGGGTGCCAGTTCCTGCTCAGGATTTACCTGAACCGGAAGCGCTGTTGAAATCCCGTTCGAATGCGTCGCTCCTTGAGGCTCTTCAGACCATCCAGCGGCACAGCTGGGGCACGCTGGAGGAAGCGAAAAAAAACTGATTAACTCCCCCTGGCTGATGATGATTTATACACTCGCCGATCGCCTGGGGGAGGCTGACCCACGGAAAATATCCAGTCTGCCCGGCAATATTCTTCTCCACTGGCAGGCGTGGCTCTCGCTCACAGGCAGCATTGTCGAGCATGAAGCCCCGGAAGAACCAGAACGCACACCCCCCGCAGACACCAACCAAAGCCAGCAGTGTGCTGAAGTTATGAGGATTCTTGGACAATGAGTGACGTTGCAAGCCTGGCGGTAGCCCTGCATCTGAATTCTGCGGCATTTAAATCGCAGCTCACCGATGCATATCAAAAAGCGGGGCAGGAAAGTAAAAAATTCAACGATCAGGCAGCTAATCAGGCCAGTCAGCTTGAGAAAGCTTTTGCAAGAACCGCTGTTGCAGCAAAAAGTATTGGTTATCCTGCGGCAAATTCTGATCAGTTCACTGGTGTGACGCGTGGTGCGGGACAGTTAAATTACGTCCTTCACGAAGTGGCTGCCGGGAGTAATGTCGCCAGCAGCAGCATTATAAATGCCCTGATACCGGCAGTGCATTCGCTTAAAGGCCAGCTGGATAGCTCAGCAGGGGGATGGAAAGCACAGCAGGAGGCTGCACGTAACGCGGCCGCAGAGCTGGCGGCTGCCGCGCAGAACCAAATTTCCGTGGCACAGGCTGAAAGACAGTCAGCACTTGGAAAGGTGGCGATCGCCGAAAAAACCATTGCCGCCGCGCAGGCTCAGCGTGAACAGGCTATCGCGCTTGATGAATATTACGTCAAACAAGCGGCAGTAAATAAACAATATGGACTGAATGTTAGCTATCAGGATGAGCATCTAAAAAACGAACGCGCCATTATTGAGGCTAACCGGCTGGAAGCTGGCGCTCTTGAAAAACTTAAAACGGCAAAATCTGCTGTCACCGCTGCTGAACTGGCAGAGACCGGGGGGAAAGCTGCGCTCGTTGCCTCAACTGAAGCGGCTGCTGCAGCAAATACTCAGTTGTCTGTTAGCCAGCGTATTGCTGCGACAAGCAGTCGGGCGCTGACCTCTGCGTTGAGTTTGTTAGGCGGTCCGGTTGGGATCGGCCTTACTGTGCTGGCTGCTGGTGGAACGTACCTTTACAGCGAGTTCAAAAAGGCTGAAGAGCAGACTAAGAAACTTAATGCTGCTGTTTTGGATTTGAATACATCCTCTCTTGTCTCTGCTGATGATTTGAAACGGCTTAACGGGCAACTGGGGGATACTGAAAATTCGGTTGATGCTGTATCGGCTGCGGCAAAGGGCGGATTCAGCGGTAAAATGCTGACGGATGTTGCTACCCTGGCAAATGCTTACGCAGAAGCAGGCGGAAGCGCTCAGGATCTGGTGAATAGTCTGACGGCGCTTCGTGGTGACCCTGTTGCGGCCATGCAAAAACTGACCGCGCAGGGGGTGGCTTTGAGTGATGCCACTATTCAGCAGGTGATTGCTCTCAATAAAAGCGGCGATGTAGCGCAGGCGAGTCAAATTATTATTGAAGCTGCACTGCAGGCATCCCGGGAGCGGGCAAAAGAACTTGGCGTTGAGGTTGATAAAACTGCCGGGAGTGTTAACAACCTTGGAAATACTTTCGCCGGTATGGGCCTTCAGGCATCGAAGGCCCTGATTGACAGTTCACTCTATTTGAAAAAGCTTCAGGATGATGTTGACTCTGCCAGCGCCAGATATATTGCTGCAAGTAAAGCTGGTTGGGCTCAGGCTGAAAATACCCGCCTCAAAAATGCTGCCGATCTTAAAAATTACATCGATGCCGGAACAAGTGCTGCTGATAAGCGTGCTGAGGCTATCAAAAAGCTGAACAACAGCATTTATGAATCAGGTTCAGATGATTACAAGCGGATCCTGAAGGGCATCAACGACGAGTATGACAAGGCCGCTAAAAAAGAACAGCCGAAAGCGGATAAGCCAATCAGCGAGAGCGCAGGGCAGCGCGCACTTGAGCAGGCCCAGCAGCAAAATGCGGTATTGCGCGAGCAGGCGCAGAGCAGCGATAAACTCACTGCATCAGCCAATCAGCTTGCTGCATTCAATGAGAAGATTTCGCAGCTTAAAGGCCAGCATCTGACCGCCGACCAGCAGAGCCTGGTCAACATGCAAGGACAGATTCGGGCCCAGCTTCAGGCTAACGCGCTGCTGGAAAAAGAAGCAGCACTCCGTAAGCTCTCGGAGAAGTACCAGCAGGAAAGCCGCAAATGGCAGGAAGAGGCCAACGCTATGCAGCGGGAAGCGGCGCAGGGGCTGGGTAAATACAGCCTGTCTGATCGGGAGTCCGCTGATGCCGATGCACGCCTGGCAATCATCAATCGTTTCGAGCAACGCCGTGCAGTGCTCGACAAGGATTTCACCGATCACAGTTCAGCCGAGTATCAGGCCCGCCTGGCCGACCTTGAATCGGCCAAACAGCGGGAGCTGCAGATCACCCAACAAAGCGTTGATGATCGACTGGACGCCGAGAAGGATTACACGGCCGGTTTCCGGCGTGGCACGAAAAACTGGATAGACAGTGCCCGCGATGCAAACAGCCAGATGGCGAACTTTTCCTCCAGTCTCTTTGATGGCATGGCGGATTCTCTGGCCTTGTTTGCGACGACAGGGAAGCTAAGTTTCAAGAGCTTTACTGTCTCCGTCCTGTCAGACCTTGCAAAAATAGCCACCCGAATTGCTATGTCCAGCGCGCTGCAAAGCATCTTTGGCGCTGCCGTGTCTTCTTATTCCGGAGGAGGTGGTGGCAGCACACCTTCAGGACTTTATGATAGCGCTGCCTCTGGCCTGAAACTGGATGTTAATGCCAAGGGCGGCGTTTACGATTCCCCTTCTCTCAGCGCCTACAGCGGCGGCGTCTACAACTCGCCGCAGATGTTTGCCTTTGCGAAGGGGGCCGGTGTGTTTGGTGAGGCAGGGCCGGAAGCAATCATGCCGTTAACCCGGGCATCGGATGGTTCTCTTGGCGTCCGTTCTGTTGGTGGTGGTGGGCAATCAGGCAGTGCTGCCCCGGTGGTGTATATCACCATTGAAAGCAATGGGGATACATCAACGCAAAGCACCGGCGGCTGGGAGCAGTTTGGCAAAGATATTGGCCGGCTTGTTGATCAGCGTTACCAGCAAAATATGGCCAGGGATACAGCACCGGGCGGAACGGTATGGAACCTTGCTAAAGGAGGCCGCTAATGGCGATAGAAACTTTTACGTGGAGTCCCCGGGTTAATCCGACGCAGACCGTCACTTTCCGGACGCGTAAAGCGCAATTTGGTGATGGTTACGAGCAGGTAGCAGGCGATGGTCTTAACCCACGCAGCCAGAAATGGGATCTTAATTTTGTGGGAAGTGAAGCTTATATAGAAACGATAAAGAACTTCCTCGACAGGCAGGTGGGGGCAAAAGCATTTCAGTGGAAACCCCCGCTGGAGCCGTTGGGGCTTTATCGCTGCGAAGAGTACAAGCCCGCCCCGATGGGTGGGGAAAACTATTCTTTGTCCGCAACTTTCACACAGGCATTTAAACCATGAGCTTAAACAGTGACTACCAGAAACTGGAGCCGGGTAATGCAATCCGTCTTATCGACGTGGATGGTTCTGCATTCGGTGTAACTGATGTTCTTCGATTCCATAGCCACAACATCCCGCATACGGAGGGCGAAGTTATAGCCTCCGGCGGTGATGAATCTCAACTGCCAGCGAAGTCAGTCTGGTGGCAGGGTAATGAGTATAAAGCGTGGCCGTATGAGATTGAAGGAATTGAAGCCTCGACAAGTGGCAGCGGGGCGTCACCAAAGCTTTCAGTAGCCAATCTTGATGCGTCAATCACCGCCCTGTGCCTTGCCTACGATGACCTGTTACAGGCGAAGGTGACCATACACGACACCCTGGCACAGTACCTTGACGCTGCCAATTTTCCTGATGGCAATGCTATGGCGGACCCGTCGCAGGAAAAGCTGCAGGTCTGGTATATCGACGCAAAAAGCAGTGAAACGAATGAGGTCGTAAAGTTCACGCTTTCCAGCCCGATGGACCTGCAGGGGCTGATGATTCCGACCCGGCAACTTCATTCCGTTTGCACCTGGTGTATTCGCGGTAAATATCGTTCAGGTGATGGCTGCGATTATGCCGGCACAAGGTATTTCGATAAATACGGCAACCCGGTTGACGATCCCTCGCTGGACGAGTGTAGCGGCCTGCTGAGCACCGGTTGCAAACTTCGTTTTGGTGAAAATGAAGAACTGCCGTTCGGCGGGTTTCCTGGCACGTCCCTTATCCGGAGCTGATATGCGACAGAAAACTATCAATGCCATTCTGGCGCACGCTGCTGCGGAGTACCCGCGGGAGAGCTGCGGTGTCGTGGCGCAGAAAAGCCGCGTAGAACGTTACTTCCCGTGCCGGAACTTATCGCCAGAGCCAAACGACCAGTTTCACCTGGCGCCGGAGGATTACGCGGTCGCTGAGGACTGGGGAACGGTGATCGCCATTGTTCATAGTCACCCGGACGCGACGACACAGCCGAGCAAGCTGGACAAAGCCCAGTGCGATGCAACACTGGTTCCGTGGCACATCGTCAGCTGGCCGGATGGGGATTTACGAACGATACAGCCGCGGGGTGAGCGGCCGCTACTGGAGCGCCCGTTTGTACTCGGCCATTTCGACTGCTGGGGTCTGGTGATGAGCTACTTCCGGCAGACGCACGCGATTGAACTGACCGATTACCGGGTTGATTACCCCTGGTGGGAGGACTCATATCCGGACAACTTCTATCAGGATCGCTGGCACGAATGCGGCTTTCGCGAGTTCACTGGTGCACCGCAGCCGGGTGACGTAGTGATTATGCAGGTGCAGGCCAATAAGTGGAACCACGCCGGGATACTGATGGAGGGAAATCTGCTTCTGCATCACCTTTACGGGCACCTAAGCCAGCGTGTGCCGTATGGGGGGTACTGGCAGGAAAGAACGATGAAAGTTCTGCGATATAAATCTCTGTGCTAACCTTCGATGAATTTACTGAAGGGGATAAGGATATGAAAAAGCTACTTTTCGCGTTTGTTGTATTGGGGATTGCAGGGTGTACAACAACTCCCACTCCGAGTGATACGGCCAAACCAATCCCGGCTGAACGCGTTCTGCTTAAATCACAAGGCCAATCAACATTAATTGTTACTCGCGACAACGGATGGTTCGCTGGTGGTGGGTGTTTCGTAACAGTATTAGTTGATGGTCGGTCTTATGCCAGAATTGATACTGGAGAAAAAGTGTCGATTAACGTTGAACCGGGTAGACATATAATTTCAATCTCAGGGGATAGGGAGGGTAAAGGATTGTGCGGATTGCAGATTGGACAACCAATTAAAGAAAATGCTACTGATATCAAACCTCAGGAAATCCAGAAATTCCGCATTACTGGTGATACAAGTTCAGGACTGGACCTTAGACCATCAAGTATTTAAACGAAGCCGCGAAAGCGGCTTTTTTATTGGAGCTAATATGCAAGAAATCATGACGCAAATTGAACTCGGCGGAGTTCTTGGTAAGACATTTGGTAAAAGCCACCAACGTCTTATCAGCACTATCCACGAAGCTCCGCGAGCGTTAGCCGCTACCGTTAAGGGCTTTGAACAGTATATGATCTCAAGTCAGCGTCGTGGCCTGACTTATGCGGTATTCCGTGGGAAAAAGAATATAGGACAGGATGATCTCGGGTACCCGGTCACGGAAGAGGTTATTCGAATTATGCCCGTGATAATCGGAAGCAAAAAGACAGGGCTTTTACAGACAATACTTGGTGCAGTGTTGGTTGTCGCCGGTTATGCCCTTTCGGGGTTCACTGGCGGGGCAAGCTTGGCACTCGTAGCACCTGGCGTGGCGCTCATGGCCGGAGGTATTATCCAAATGCTCTCACCTCAGCCTGGCGGCCTGGCCAGCAAACAGGATGCCGATAACAGGGCATCGTATGCGTTCGGCGGCGTGACGAACACGGCAGCGCAGGGGTATCCGGTACCGGTTGGATATGGCCGTCGCCGCATCGGTGGGGCGGTAATTTCAGCGGGCATTTATGTCGAAGATCAACAGTAAGTTAAACAGTAAGCCGAGAGGCGGGAGAACGTTATGACTTTGAATTTTAGTATCGGCAGCATTGTTAAAGATATTCGTTCACGAGAGGGGAAAAAAAGCCTCAGTGATAGCGCTATGATTTTGTTGGGTGACTGCATTGAAACAATTGAAACCCGGGTTAAAGTCGGAGGTTTTGAGACAATGGATAATGGCACGGTTAATTTAACGTTTGATTATTTTGAAGAGCTGAAACCGGACGTTTCAATCAATGAATTTGAGACTCGCGCCATTTTATTTGCAAAAGAATGGTGCAAAACTACTGGCGCTCATGAAAAAGCGGCCAAATAGGCCACCATATTTAAACATCTTTTTTTAAAAGATGTAATGCACCATCAAATAAATCCTCTACAGCTTCATGGCCTTGCCATGCTGCAATTTTTTTCATTGATAACCGCTTCAATATTGTTTTTCTGGCTTTCAGTAAGTTGTTGGCAAACCAGGGTTAACAGAATTTCAGCAGAACCTACACGTTGTTGAAGTATTTGCAAATCAGTTGGTTTATCAAATGACATTAGATTTCCTTAACCAGAGGTAATCAGCCATCCCTCGTTTGTAGAGTGCGCCAGCGTCCCACCGCTGACGGGCTGAATCCTCAACATATCCAGGCTTTTGGATATATCACATCCTGATATTTAAACAGTCATTACTGGCCGCCGAGTGCGGCCTTATTTTCATGGGCGCTATATGGAAACTGCTACAGCTATCAAAGGCCGTAAAGGTGGCGGCTCCGAATCTCGCACGCCTGTAGAACAGCCTGATGATCTCCAGTCTATTGCGAAAGCAAAGCTGCTTCTGGCGCTGGGCGAGGGAGAATTCGCCGGCAACCTGACAGGCCGAGATATTTACCTTGACGGGACGCCGATTAAAAACGCCGATGGCACGTCAAACTTCTCAGGCGTGAAATGGGAGTTCAGATCCGGCACCCAGTCACAGAAATACATCCAGGGTATACCCGGATCTGAAAACGAAATTAGCGTAGGGACAGAGGTTAAAAGCGGCACCCCCTGGACGCGGTCGTTTACCAACACACAGCTTTCAGCTGTCCGCATCCGCCTGAAGTGGCCTTCACTATTCCGCCAGCAAGATAACGGCGATCTGGTCGGTAACTCTGTTCGATACGCTATTGACCTGCAAACCGATGGCGGGGCTTGGCAGACCTACCTTGAGACCGCAGTTACCGGGAAAACAACATCAGGTTACGAACGCAGCCATCGCGTAGACCTGCCGCCGGGTTCGATGAGCTGGACAATCCGCGTCAGGAAAATAACGACTGACGCGAATAGCGCGAAGATCGGCGACACAATGACGTTGCAGAGCTTTGCAGAGGTCATCGACGCTAAATTGCGTTATCCAAATACCGCGCTGCTCTACATCGAGTTCGACTCCAGTCAGTTTAACGGCTCTGTTCCGCAGATTTCCTGCGAACCCTACATGCGCGTTATCCGTGTACCGAGCAACTATGATCCTGTGACCCGCAATTATAGCGGCATATGGGATGGTTCGTTTAAGTGGGCCTGGACCGATAACCCCGCCTGGGTGTTCTACGACCTGGTGGTTACCGATCGCTTTGGACTTGGCAACCGCCTGACCGCAGCCAACATCGATAAATGGACGCTGTACCAGGTGGCGCAGTATTGCGATCAGCCTGTGCCCGATGGTAAGGGCGGAACCGGGACAGAGCCGCGTTATACCTGCAACGTGTATGTTCAGGAGCGCAACGATGCGTACACCGTCATGCGCGACTTCGCGGCAATTTTCCGGGGCATGACGTACTGGGGAGGTAATCAGATCGTCGCCCTGGCTGATATGCCGCGTGATGTCGATTACGTCTACACAAAGGCCAATGTCATCGACGGCCGGTTCACGTACAGCAGCAGCACGACAAAAAACCGTTATACGACGGCGCTGGTCAGTTGGTCTGATCCAGATAACGCCTATGCTGACGCTATGGAGCCTGTATTCGAAAAGAATCTGGTTTCCCGCTATGGCTTCAACCAACTTGAACTAACCGCTATCGGCTGCACCCGCCAATCAGAGGCAAACCGTAAAGGCCGGTGGGGGATACTGACCAACAACAAAGACAGGATCGTTACGTTCGGCGTCGGCCTGGACGGCAACATTCCGCAGCCTGGCTTTGTCATCGGCGTTGCTGATGAAAACCTCTCCGGAAAAGTCACCGGCGGTCGGGTGAGTTCTGTTAACGGGCGGGTGGTTAAGCTCGACCGCATACCCGCCGCAGTGCCGGGTGATCGTCTCATGCTGAATTTACCTTCAGGCGCGTCCCAGACACGGACCATCCAGGATATAACCGGCGAGACTGTCACGGTTACGACTGCCTGGAGCGAGACGCCGGAAGCGGAGAGTGTCTGGATCGTCGAATCGGATGAGCTATATGCCCAACAGTATCGCGTTGTCAGCGTAAACGATGAGGGGGACGGGACATTCACCATCACTGGTGCTGCTCATGATCCTGATAAATACGCCCGGATAGATACCGGCGCGATGATTGACCAGCGGCCGATCAGCGTTGTTCCGCCTGGCAACCAGTCGGCCCCGGCGAATATCACCATCAGTTCTTTCTCGTTCGTGCAGCAGAACATCAGCACAGAGACGCTAAGAGCCAGTTGGGATCCGGCTGACAACGCTATCGCATACGAGGCGCAGTGGCGCCGCAACGACAGCAACTGGGTTAGCGTACCGCGCAGCTCGACAACCTCATTTGATGTGCCCGGTATTTATGCAGGCCGGTATATGGTTCGTGTGCGTGCGATTAACGCCGCAGAGATTTCTTCAGGTTGGGGATATTCGGAGGAGGTCAGGCTCACCGGGAAAGTGGGCAACCCACCGAAACCTGTTGGCCTGATTGCTACCGGCATAAACTGGGGCATCCGCATTAACTGGGGCTTCCCGGCTAACACTGAGGACACGCTGAAAACTGAAATCCAGTACACAGCCAACAGTGATTTCTCTGAACCACTGCTGCTTGCTGACATTCCCTATCCCCAGAAGGAGTACACGCAGCTGGGACTGCGCGCGGGGCAGGAATTCTGGTACCGGGCCCAACTGGTGGATCGCACCGGGAATGAGTCTGGTTACACGGACTGGATCAGGGGCATATCCAATGATAACGCCGATGATTACCTGGGGGATATCACGGGCGACTTCCTGACAGGTGCCGACGGTCAGCGCCTCACAGAGGATATCAACACAAACCTGGAGGCAGCCCTGCAGAATGCCCTGGCCAATCATGCAACGGTTGATCACCAGTGGGCGCAATATGGAGAAGTGCGGGCAGATATCCTGATCGTCAAAACGACGATCGCAGATGTCGATAAAGCGATGGCAGAGCTGTCTACCACTGTTCAGGCACAAATTGAGGATGTAACGGCTACGCTGGAGGACAAGCTGACCGCTGTAGTTGACGCGGAGGGGGCCACGGCTATTCATACCCTGAAAGCAGGCGTGAGGATTAATGGCGTGATGTACAACGCCGGGATGTCGATCGCTGTTCTTGCGCAGCAGGGCCAGCCGGTTATCACCCGCGTTGGTTTTAATGCGAACCAGTTTGTCCTGATGAGTGGCGAAGGAAACACGCAATTTTCGCCGTTTGCAGTTGTGAATGGGCAGGTGTTTATCAGCGATGCCTTTATCCAGTATGGGCTAATAACCCTCGCCAAAATTGGGGAGCTGCGCTCCTTAAACTACGTCGAAGGTCAGACCGGCACCATTATGAAGTCTGACGGTACGTTTGAGGTTAATGGTGCTGTATCGGGTCAGGGCAGATTGCGGATCACTAATAATCGTATCGTCTCCTATGACACGCAGAACAGGCCAGCAGCCGTAATGGGGCAGAGACTATAATGCAGACGTTTATTCAGGGAACTAGTTTCGACGCAATTAACTCGATGGCTGTTAATTATGTTCTTGATGTCATAGCTATCAGCGGGAGTGGCAGCAAAACATATCAAACGGGAGTGTCTCTCTCCTACACCCTGATGAATACGTTTATCGGCAGCCAGACGGAGGCCCGATCCTATATCGTTGACATTAACGGGAGCACGGTTTCCTGGAGTGTACCTAACGGTTGCATGCTGGTTGTATATGCCGAACCAAATACCGGTACCGTCGATGACTCATTCGGTTTCCAGTTATTCCAGTATATAAACGGGCAAATGACGGTAAAGCTATCGCCGAACTTTGTCCCGTATTGCCTGGTGCAGGTGATCGACATACCGGCGGGCCAGCGCACAGTGCAAACTAATGTCCCGGCCAGTAATGGGTTTATGGCTTTCCATCGCTATATGACTCCGGGTCGGCTTGATCTGTGCTGGTGGCAGCAAACGACCCAGAACGGGATGCACGCACTTAATTTTCCGACGGCGGCGTCTAACCAGACCGGGTGCAGAGCTTACATATTCTCTAATTACCTGGTGAATATTCCTGAGTGGGGATTCTTTGTCTATCGCAACGGCGTCCTGGTCTGGCACAGCAATTGCCTGCCTCTGAAAATTATCAAGCCAGACTCCAGATTCAGCGACACGCCTGTCGCTGTCTCAGCGGGCGTAATGAGCCACATGTATCAGCCGTTGGATCCATCGTATCCAGTTGGTTACAGTAATTTCACATGCTCGGGGGCGGGGTTTCGCGATGGGCAGTATGAATTTAGCGTTACCGAGGTATTTCAGAGTACCTATATATCAAACCCTGATGAGGGTAGCCGTATGAAAACGTGGGTTGTGGGTGGTGTGGGGGTTATTGATTGCGCTGCTTATGACCAGTATTACAAATATGCCCTCGGGATTAATTAACAAAACAGGCTTCGCCCTGGCGGGGCTTTTATTGCCTGGAGATAATGATGGCAGCAGGAACTCTGACTTTAACAAATAATTCCGACGCAGTAGCCGGTGCCGGAACGGCATTTACAACCGAGTTAACCCCGGGCGATTTCATCGTAGCGAATGTCGGCGGTATTGCGTACACATTACCGGTGAAATCGGTCACGTCCGACACTGCAATGACGTTGTCCAGCAAATTCACTGGCCCGACGATGAACGGGCTGGCGTGGTTTGTGGTAACACGTGACCAGCAGGCGAGCATTACCGCCGCGCTGGTGGCACAGAGCACTGAAGCCCTACGTGGGCTGAACTACGACAAACAGAACTGGCAGGCGGTATTCTCTTCTGCTGGCGACATCACTGTGACGTTGCCGGATGGCACTCAGTTCACTGGTCCGTCGTGGAGGAATATTCTGGACACAACCCGAAAAATGATAGATGCATGTTTCCCTGTCGGGATTCGTCTTGACTGGCCGTCGCTGACACTCCCTGATAACCCTGCGCTGGGAGTAAAGTTTTTGCGCCTGAATGGGGCGAATTTTGATCCGGAATTATATCCTAAGCTCTCGTCGGTATACCCCTCCGGGAAATTACCTGATATGCGGGCTAACGTCCCTCGTGGCTACGATGATGGGCGTGGTATTGATCAAGGTCGAGATTTGCTTTCAGAGCAGCAAAGTGCAGCTCCTGATATCACCGGTGAATTTCAGTCCGTTATTCCAGATGGAGCACAAGGAAGCTTTGTCAAATTATCACAAAATGCAACAACTGTAGCGTCTCCTGGAGGGGTTGCAACAGGTCGAGTTGGTTTTAGTGCTGCTTCATCCAGCCCTATTTATTCATCGGTAAATGAGATCAGGATGAGAAACATGGCCTGGAATATGATTGTGAGGGCGTCATGACAACTAAATTCAATGATAAAGGCTTTGCTGAATCAGATGGTATTGTCATCGTTTATGTCATTGATTCAGAGAGGGAGTACATCGGTTCGTTAACAACGAATGTCAGTACAGGAACGTCATTACCTGGTGATTCATATCTTGATAAGCCTCCTGAAGCTAAGGTGGGTCATGCTATCCTCCGGTCCGAAGACGGAAAGTCCTGGATTCAGGTTGCCGATTATCGAGGGCAGACCATCTACGCAATTGACGGTTCAGGGCCGCGTGTTGTTACGCAGCCTGGAGACATCATAGACGGATATACATTGTTGGAGCCTTCCACCGCATATGATGAATGGAATAGCAAGAAGTGGGTAACGGATACCGATGCTGAACATGCGGCTGCCGTCACCGCAGCAAATGCGGAAAAAAAAGCCAGGATTGATGCGGCCAACGACTACATGAACGACAGGCAGTGGCCAGGTAAAGTGGCACTGGGACGCCTGAAAGACGAAGAGAAAGCGCAATATATTTTGTGGCTGGATTATCTCGATGCGCTGGAGGCGGTCGATACTTCCAGCGCACCGGATATTAACTGGCCTACTGCGCCGGAGGTGTAG